GTTAAACTCCCTTGTCCTGAAATTCCTCGACACGTCACTCCACGATGGAAGAGCTGGTTCCACGCCCACTTCCTTGAGCGCATTGTAAAGCTTATCCCTCTCCTTAGAGAAACCTTCACTGCCCAACCCAACTGATCTGAAGAGGATACCAATAGCATTCTGTGCCAAAGCCATACCCTCGTCCAACTTTGATGACCGCCAGGCCAGTGAACGATAATCCTCCTTGTAAGGATAAGACAAAAAAACAACCCCGAGTTCCTTCCCAGGGTCAACCCTTGTCTTACGAGACAAAAAGTCAACATCATCCACTGACACAAAAGGAACTTCGTCAACCACTTCCTTAGTTGACGATGTGAACACAATGCCGTGTCGGGCAAAGTAACTCTGTACTTCGGTAAAATTATAAAAGCTTTCCACTGCCGGAGTGAAAGTACTAGTATTATCATCACCGTAGACACAGAGATACACCTCCCGATCAAACGTAGCAGGGGAGTAGAAGGGCTCCAAGCCCATCTCCATTGCCTTCCCCCTGTACGCACACCGCAAAAAGAATTCATTCATCAAATTGTTCCAATGCACTGTCAAGGGATTGCCGGTCGTGCCACCGACAACCTTCTCCACAATGTATTGACCCAATACCAAATTGGCTTTCATACAATTCCTCAGTATGAAATGGCGAACGTGTTTAGGCCCCACGTTGCCATAATACGCATCTGTAAAACGCGTAACCAATTCAAGCACCTGATCACTCGACAAGGAATCAAAATAACCATAGTCAGCTGCCATGGCTCTCGTTCTTCCCCCTTGCCGCATGAGTCTCTGCCGAGTATCCCAATCTGCGCTATCAACATTGATACCAACGCAGGATGGCCATCCATACTCAAACCGTTCTGTCTCCATGAAGGACCCAAACACCATTCTTGTCACGATAACAAGCGCCAATGGCGAATACATGATCAATCGTGGAGACAGTATTTTCCCCGGTCTCCGCAACTCGTCCTTCAATCCAAGGACATACGCAAACCAAGGAGGATCATCCTCTCCATTCCAACACAATAGTTCCATAACCATTGCATGGAGTTCAGGCAATCTAATGTTAAGAAC